CTACTAAAAGAATATCGAAGAAAACTCCGAAAACTGCTTCGGAGATGACAGCGACTGAAAAACGTAGTAGGATAAGACAAAAGAATCGGTTGGGACAACCAGCTGGTAAACCGAGAAGAGTAGCATCACTAAAAAGGAAGAGGAAAAAATAATGGAAAGAATGGAAAGAAAGCCGAAAAAGAAAGACGTTTCTGATTTTGCTGTAACTAAAAAGAAAATAGGTCCTAGAGATAAATCTGATTTTGCCAAAGGATTTGTCCCTAAGAAGAAAGACGTTTCTGATTTTGCAGTTAATACCAGAAGAAAAACAAATGGTAAAAAAACAAACGTAATAAAACCTGCCGCACCAACATCTTTTGCTCAAGCTTTTTCACAAGCTAGAAAGAAATTAGGTGCAGGTAAAACATTCACTTACAAAGGTAAAAAATACAGCACAAATAGAGCAGATGATAAGAAGAAAACAAAAACTGTTACTAATGTTGTAAAACCAAAACTTAGACCTAAAACTGTTGTGAAGAAAAAGACTAATGGCACTAACGGCACTAAAGCATCAAAAATGGGTATCAATGGTGCAGCTACTACCATGAAGAAAAAGACTAATGGTAAGACAGGTTTGGGATCCAAAGTTATGGCTACAAAGACAAAAAAGACGTTTAAAGGCACAAACATAACTCCTACAGCGACTCAAAGAAAGAGAATGCGTAATAGAATGATGGGATCTACATAATAGATGGCAACTTCAAACTCAAGAGATTTTGACCTAGATGTAGGTGAGATAATAGAAGAAGCGTATGAGCGTTGTGGTTTAGAGCTAAGAACTGGCTATGATGCAAAAACTGCTAGACGTTCTATGAATCTTATGTTTGCTGACTGGGCAAATCGTGGACTGAATTTGTGGACTGTAACACAAGATACTAAAGCTGTTACTTCTGGCACGGCAACTTACACCTTTGATGCTACTCATGTGGACTTGCTAGAAGTTGTGCTTAGAAACAGTAGTAACACTGACTTTACTCTAACTCAAATGAGTAGAGGTGAATATCTTACAATCCCAAATAAAGCTGCTACAGGTCAACCTAGCCAGTATTTTTTCGACAGACAAGTAACACCTACAATAACTTTGTGGTCTACACCAGACACTTCTTATACTCTTGTTTATTATTATGTAAGACGTATTCAAGATGCAGATGCTTTGATTAATACGACAGACGCACCTTTTAGATTTTTACCATGTGCTGTTGCAGGACTTGCTTATTATTTAGCAATGAAACGAGCACCAGAGAGAGTACAACTATTAAAGGCTGTATATGAAGAAGAGTTTCAAAGAGCAGCGGCTGAAGATGCTAATAGCACTCCTTTGAAGTTAACTCCAAGAATGGATTACTTGAGGTACTAAATGGCTAGGTATGCAAGTGGTAAAAAAGCATGGGGGTATTCAGATAGATCAGGCTTTCGTTATCGCTTGCGTGATATGATAAAAGAATGGAACGGATTAAAAGTTGGTAGAGATGAGTATGAAGCTAAACATCCACAGCTAGAGCCAAATTATCCCGGACCAGATCCAACAGCTTTATTTGAGCCGAGACCAGATAGAAGAACAGAAGTGACCGTAGAGAATCTTTTAGGACTTAATCCATTTCTATCTACAGCCAGTAGTGCAACGATTACAGTTATAGAACCATCACATGGTAGATCAACAAGTGATACTGTTAGATTCAGAGATGCAATCGGTTTTGATGGATTTACAGCAACTGTTTTGAATAATTCATCTGGCTATGCTATAACCAAAGTAGATGATAATACATATACTTTTTCTGCTAGTAGCGGCACAGCGACTACAGGTGGAATAAGAGGTGGTGGTGGTAGAGTTACTGCTGGCCCAGTCACATTGGGGACATAAATGAGTTTTACAAAAGCGACATTAACAACAGCAATTCAAGACTACACGGACAATAGTGAATCAACTTTTGTGAGTAATATACCTAATTTTATAAAAGCCGCTGAAGAAAAAATACTAAAAAGCGTAGATCTAGATTATTTTAGAAAAAATGTGACAAGTGCGTTAACATCATCAGATGCTTTTCTTACAGTGCCTTCTGATTATTTAGCATCATTTTCTTTGCAGATAACTACATCTGGATCTGAAAGTTTCTTGTTACAGAAAGACGTAAATTTTCTAAGAGAATACACACCAGCTTCAACAACAACTGGACTACCAAAATATTATGCTAGGTTTGATGAAGATAACTTTATTCTAGCACCTACACCAAATAGTAATTATACAATACAATTAAATTATTTTTACA